GCATCTTTGTGAAATTCGACCGGCTCGTATATTGAACCAGATGTGATTTGACTTGTGCGGGCGACCTATATTTTCACAATAGGTCGAGTCAGTCTGCAGAAACCATCCATCGTGTTCGTGCCTTCGAACTTTTACTGATCGAATATGGTCTTGACCCTTGATCGAACGTCGAATAAATTCAGCCAAGCCATCAACCTCTATGAGATCCTTGCTCGCTTGGGCATCCTCTCCGGTCACCCGAATCGACATCAGATTCAGGGTTTCGACAGTCTTTGGTAAATCTCTGGGTATATAGGGATCCCCGGAAGGTTTCTTGTGTGACCAAAGCATCCTCAGACCTGAACCACCGTAGACGGACGCGTCTATTATTTGCTCCCAAGGACCTTCTCCGAGTTCTTCTATAATTTTGGTTCTCAATTGGAGAGCTCGGGTCTTGGTCACAACCAATCCGGGCCAGTGAATGTGCACTCCGGACTTTATAAGACCATCCTTGAGAGGTCTGGGTTGGGCTCGGGCCACATAGAATTTTCGATCGACCCCTATGGCCGAATGAATTATGTCACAAAATTGATAAAGGTCTCCGTCGCTCAGTTTTTCCTTGGCCTTGTAATCCAGGTCCACGAAAAAATTAAAACGCTCGGTCTTTTGCTCGACGACATACAATTTTGTTCCAGAATTAATAGTTTCCAGATAGACCCTGTGGAACTCCTGAATTTCTTCATCTGGCACGAGAAGAATTCCACCATTCATGAGGACGTGAGTCCCGGAGCCCTTTGGGATTCTCCATCGGTCTATTGTCATTTATTTAAATAAAGTTTTCTTCTTAAAGTTATTCTTCATCTGATGAATCCACGAGCCAAGACAGAATGTGCTTCTTTTTCTGGGCCTTCGAGGCCTCGGGAGCCTTCGGAGCCTCTGGAGCCTTCGGAGGGGGCGCCTCGTCCTCAATCTTCTGAATCTCGGCAAACAACTTCATGACTGACATTTCACGGGCAATCTGAGCTGGGTCTTCACCCTTGCCTCTGAGGCCCGCAAGTATAGTGGCCAACTCAATCTTGGACCGGGTCATTTCTAAAATAGTCGAATTATTTAATTTTTAGAATTTTACACGGGTGGAGGTTTTGGCATAGTTTGATTCGTCGACAAAGACACGAATATAAATTTATTAGGATCACCCGAAATTAATGTAAAATTAGTAATTAAATCAGTATTTACTAAAATTTTGCCAATGCTATTTTTTGAAACAAATCCTATACCACTTGCTCTAGATTTCCAAGTGAAAGAAACCGGAGGGTTTCCGAGGATTATTTTATTATTTATCGTTCCAGCAGTTACATATAGGTTACCATCTTTCAGTGCGCTCGTCTGGGCCGGCGCGAAAATTGGTGCAGAACTCATTTTATCATTTATCGTTCCAGCACTTACATTACCATCTTTCGGTGCGCTCGTCTGGACCTCCGTAAGGTTCGCATGGGTCTTTGGGTTCAGGGCCTCCGCGAAACTTGGTGCAGAATTTATATTATTTATAATGTTATTTTTAAATGTATCAAGTCTTTGAATTTCCGTCGCCTTTTGATCAGGCGTCATCGAGTTCCACTGGGTCTTCATTTTGTTCCCTAAAGCATCCGCCACCGGTAATATCGCATTTTTCATCGCCATTTTGAAATCTGTAGGAAAGCTTTTAAATTCATCGAGGTCAAGTAGACTTCCGTTTCCGACCACAAAATCCGATGTCTGCCTGAATAAAATCCAAAAAACAATTAGACCCAAAATGATCCATATGGCAATTCGTTCGGCGTCGTGCATCTTAATTATAGAATAGAATTTAAATTAAAAGGGGTCCAATTGTTTGATACCAGTGCCTGAGTGAACTCTGGATTTCCGAGGACGTGCCGCCTGATCATAGGCCACAGGTTCGGGCATTTTGTGATCGAATCGAGGTTTTCGAACCGGCACTCGTCATTTTCGTCATAATTTTTGCGAAAAGGAACCTCGGCTCCTTCCATTTTCTTCTTTTCTTCACTGAAACGTTTGATAAGATGCTTGTGTTCGGCTCCAGTCATTGGTAGGTTGAAAATATACACGTGGTAATGGTTGATTACGTCGACTCCATCCTCGATATCCCTCGGTTCGGGTGTATCGGTCGTAAATTTGAAATAGGAATAGGACCCCTTTTTCAAATTTATGAGGCCTCGCATCTCTTCCTCTAGTTCTCTGACTGCGCATCGAAGTGGATTATAGATTTCGCGACGTCTGCATCCGCCCGTCACAAAGGTCCATTCTCGGTAGCGCCTGTCATGGACTATCAAAAAATGCTTGAGGCCTCCTATTTCACTCATCGGTATAGCTATAGCTTTGTGCCGCTCTCGAGGCATACTGGGATATTCCAAGTAAAATATTTCGCCACTTATGATGCGTAGAGCAAAGACCCAAGCCCCTTATCAATTCGCAGAACGTTATAATTTAGGGCATAAATATTGTTCCCGTTAAAAACGGCCGCGACTGTGGTCGAGCTCGGCACGACCAACCTGAAAGAATCAAGTCTCGAAAAGTTGAGAGTTCCGGTCGGCTGCAAGTCGGCCGTGTCCAGACACCAAGGGATGACGACGAAATTTGGAGGAATATAGCTTGATACGACTATATCATTTGCAGGATTTCTTAACCAGCCAAAAGGTGTATGATAATAAGTAGACGCGTCAGTCCAGTGGGGCAAAGGTCGCATGTCCCCAACGTCAATTCCATTAATCTGTAAGAGCAAACGCTGTTGAGCAACTTTTGCGGGCTGTGTATCATACGGGGTTTTGTCAATGTAATTACACGCCTGAGTCGCCAAGAATTTTATGGGATGCGCAAAGGCGAGTTCTTGAACGGCAGATTTTGCGGGTCCGACCGTCTGAACCTGAGTAATCAGAATATCGAGCGGGTTACTGGCCATCCACGTGCGTTCGGGGGTGTCTAGATAAATGTAATTTGTCCAAACCTGTATTTGAAGCAAATCTATACTGAATTCTGGACTTGTTGGATACGCCCAACGAATTCTTATCTCTACATCATGGAATTGGAGGGCCACAAGAGGGATAGAGGTTGTCCAATCCTTACAAAAAAAGAATTTAAGAGGAAAAAAGTAAGAATCTCCTTGTGACATATTTAACTGTGAAAGATTCTGGGAACCGGTAATAGGTTCAATGATATTCATATATTTGAAGTCATGTGAATCGATTAATTGACCTCCTATATAAAGATCTATCTTATCAATCGTATTTAACCATAAATTACTAAATGGTGTGTTTTTTATCATACTTTCATCAACATTTGACACGGCCGTTAAATACACATAATTCAACAGGTCACCCTTTCTCTCGAACCGGACCGTAGAGATGTTCCCCGGGGCCGGACTTCCCTGAATGACTTGGCGCTCGAGCGAATGGGCAAAGTGCGTGGCCCGTTTATAATTTGATATAAAATAGGACATCTCGGGATGCCCTGTGAGCCATTCATCCTGGGGCCCGGTTGACACGAGCTGAATGCTCATTTATACTAGGTGCGGATATTTAAGATGCGTAAAGGAGCGAGCCCATACCATCCTGAATTCTGAGGATGTTGTAATTTACGGCGTAAATATAGTCTACATCATTCGTATACCGAGCGCATAGTGCATTTATACCACTTCCGTTTAATGCTTTGAGAATTTTTGTCGGTGCAACGATACGGAAAGAATCAATTCTGGAAAGGTTGATAGTTCCGGTCGGTTCTAAACTCGCAGTGTCGAGACAGTATGATATAACGGCCAGACCCGAGAGGCCCGGATCCGAACCAGGATACACATCGGTCGATACTGGTAATCCCCATTTTACATTATAATATAGGGGAACATTGGTCCAGTGCGGAAGTCCTCGAGACTCGCCTATATCAACTCCATTAATTTGGATTTTAAATTGATACATATCCATGTTACCATATTGATAGTAATTGTCGTATTTTAATGCGGGAAAAGCAATATATTTTACCGGATTTGCAAATGGTAAATCTTGCCAATTATTTGTTGAGGCCAAAGTTCTTTGGGTCTGAGTTATCAACATATTGTAGGTTTTGCATGCGAACCAGTTGCGCTCGGGCTCATCGAGATATATGTAATTTGCCCAGGCCTGAACCGTATTGTTATATAACAGTTCAGTGAGTCCCCAGTAAATTCGTATTTCGACCTCGTGAAACGCGAGGCCCACGAGCGGAATACATGCGGACCAATCCTTGCAAAAAAAGAAACGCAAAGGAAATATCGCCCCTGTAGTCACGATCTTCCCCTGATTATAACTCCGGGCCTCAAGAGGATTATCCACAAATTTTAGAAAATTAGCATCTTGGGTGTCTATGAGCTGTCCGCCTATATACAATTCGACCCGGTCTATAATAGAATTAAATTTGTCCTGAACTTGAATTGAATCGATCCAGTTGTTATGGGGAACTGTGGCGCCACTCGGATCAATAGTCGTAAGATAGACGTAGCTGAGGAGATCTCCCTTTTTATCTATTTTTATGGTCGAAAACCCACCATCGACCGGTTTTCCCTGAACAACGAGCCGCTCGACAGAATTTGCATAATGTGTCGAGCGACGATAATTCGTCATGAAATATGACATTTCGGGTTTCCCCGTGAGCCACTCATCCTGAGGGCCCGTAGCAACGAGTTGGACCGCTCCACTCATTTATAGTATTTAGTTATATTTTACGAGGCGTAGAGGAGCGAGCCGAGGCCGTTCTGAATTCTGAGGACGTTGTAGTTGACCGCGTAAATGTAGCCCCCGCCAAAAATGCCCGCGACGGTTGTCGTGGAAGGGACCACGAGCCGGAACGAGTCGAGCCGAGAAAAGTTCAGAGTCCCGGTCGGCTGCAGCTTGGAGGTGTCGAGACAGTAAGGGATGATGGCCACTGGCAGGGAGCTCGTCCAGCCCACCGGCGTGTGGTAATAGGGGGCCGCATCAGTCCAGTGAGGCAGAGGGCGCACGTCACCAACCTCCGTTCCGTTAATCCGAGTATGGAATCTTTGACTAGAATCACCCGTGTAAGCCGGTGCCACGATCGCCAGGAACTTGATGGGCTGGGCCAGAGAAATCTCCTGGACGCGCGAAGCCATCTGGGTCGTTCTCTGGACCTGAGTAATTAGCATATCCTGCTTGGTGGTGGCGAACCAATCGCGCTCGGCCTGGTCCAGGTAGACATAGTTCACCCAAGACTGAAGCTGGGTCCCGGCCGCCAGGTTCAGAGACTGGGACCAGGTGATGCGAATCTCCACATCGTGGAACTGAAGAGCCACAAGGGGAATAGCGACCGACCAATCCTTGCAGAAGAAGAACTTCAGAGGGTATATGTAACTGGCGTAACTTGCGGTCACGTCAGCAAGGGAACGGTTCCGCTGAGAAACCGTCTGAGAACCGGTCACGGGCTCGATCTTTGCGCTATATGTGAAATCCTGGGTATCGATTATCTGGCCACCGATATACAGATCGATTTTGTCGACGATGGTGTTCCATGCCGGGTTCAGAAGATTGCCGCTCGAGTCCACGGCGGAAAGGTAGACGTAGCTGAGCAGATCGCCCTTCTTCTCGAAACGGACCGTCGAGATGTTCCCGGGGGATGGGTCGCCCTGGATAATCTGTCGCTCGATGGAATTTGCGTAATGGGTCGAACGGCGATAGTTGGATCTATAGAAGGACACCTCGGGTTTTCCGGTCAGCCACTCATCCTGGGGACCGGTCGCTACAAGCTGGACAACGCCACCGCTCATTTATACTAATTGGACATATTTTTTTAAGAAACAGTTGGCGCTAGCGAAAGTGCATATGGATTTTTTTCGAGCTGCTGAATTGCGATATCAAGACTGGTCGGAGATGCATAGGGATTTCTGTTTCCCTTGAGCTCGTTTAATTTATCAAATTCAGGGGCCTTATACCCTTGGCTGGGTCTGTTCGTGGTCGGCCCGACCGGTCCCAGCTGAAGGGGTATTGACTCTGCTCTCGTGGCGGACATCGCTCCGACCTGGTTCACGGGGTCGTTTCTCACATTCATTCTTCCTGGATTTCCGGCCCGATCTGCATTTGATCGGTTTCCGGTTCCTCTCGTGAGACTTTTGTCGGTTGCGTTTCCATACGGCAAATTTACCTTATACTGGGCTGTGCCAGTCGAAAGGGTATCGGTCCGCAGTCCAGTTTCGGCCCGAATAGTCATCCGCTTGGCCTTGACGTGATTCGGACGTCCGGCCGCTCCGGTCAGGGCCCCACGGGCTCCGCCTCCACCGTAGGCTGCCGGGGCACGATAAGCCGTCTTTGAAGACTTGGCCTCGTGGGTTATGTTTCCGATATAGGCAGCCCCGCCGCTCTTCACGACCGCATCCGGAGGTCCCTCCCCTCCTGGAAGAGTCGTGAGGCGCTCCTCGTTCATATTCACGGGGAGAGCACGGAAGTAATCCTGGAAACCTCCACCGGCCGGAACGTCCGGTGCGAGACCGAGACCGGGACCGACCGTCATGGGCTGACCGGTCGGTGCGAGGTTCTTTTGAATATTAGTAACAAATTGACGGTTATAAAGATCGTATACCGGCTGGCCATAGGGCATCTTCGAAGTATTCGATGAAATATCCTGAATTCCAGTCACGGTCTGCTTCGGCGCGAGACGCCAATCACCTATACGGGCACCCTTGTTAGGATTTCCCGGTCTCTGATCAAAAAAATCACCGAGATGCTCACCTTGGCCTGTTGCGGCCTTGTCTAAATCCTTCTGAGTAATTGGTTTCCTGGTTGCCGGGGGTGCTGAAGACTTAGGGTCCGACAAAGTCTTTCCGACAAACACGAGACCTACAATGGCTGCTAATGCCACCGGGTCCATTAGTATATCATTTTAAAATTATTTTAATGGATACCGTTGCTTGAAACGATTATTCTGGTCCTCGGCATACGTGCTGATGGGATTGCGATCGAGGACCTTTACGGGCATTGTTATGTAACTATTAGGAAAATCATATGGTTTTTCGGCCCAGGTCTTTCTGGAGCCAGTCGTTGGCTCCTCTCGAAGGAGGCTCTCTATTTCTGTTTTATCCTCGAGAACTATCTGAGCCGGGCCGCGCCACACGCTCGAATCGAGAACATTCTGGCTGTTCATCATTGTTGTTAACGCATATTTTAATTACCGCCACGCATCTGCGGCCTCTCTGGAAACGTAGAATAAAAGCGGTCTGGGTTGCATGCCAATCCGCCCTGGTCGTTGCATTTGGGCTCAAAGGGCTTTCCGAACGCTGCGGTGGCAAAGGCCCCCTGATCGTGTTCTGGAACGGTGTAGAAATTTCGCTCGGCATTGCGAATGCTCTCGAATGGATGAATCTGACTCCAGGCATCCTGGACCTTGTCGCGAACACTGGGATACCAGGCCGCCCCCGGAAGATTCATTGCGTCGCCTGGAACCGGATTGGCCATAGAATTGTCAATCGTCGGTGCAGTGTAATAGGATATTCCAGACTCGGGACTGGACAGCTGTGTTTTCCAAACATAATATAAAATTGCGAGTGCGACCGCACCGAGTGCGAATATGCGCACATCTCTCGAAATTATATAGAATAAACAGACTGCATAAATAATAAAGCGAGCCGTGGCCGAGACGCGCTGACGCGGTCCCTGAGATGCGTTGGGCCAAAACTGAAGCAGTTCGCTATTTTTGAAAATATCATTTAGATCCATTCTTATATTTATCGAGAAGATTTCTTTGATCGAATTCGACCTGCTGTGCGCTGGGGAGGCGGTGGGCCGAGGCCGCCGAGGAGCTGGCCGAGCATACCCGCGAGGGCCTTCTCATCCATCTGCCCATTATCCTTCATCTGGTTCGCACAAGACTCCGCGGCCGTCTCGATCATAGTGAGCATCTCGGGAGGGAACATACTGAAGGTCGTGCCCATCATATAAAGAGACTGAATATACTGCCAGATTGCCTGGCGAGTCGTCTCGGAACAATCCTCACGCTTCCATATCACGTGGAGATTCATATTTTTTACAAACTCATTCTCTTCGCAAAAGAACGAGTCATCCTTGGTCATTATCTTTCCGGACCAAGAACCGATCTGTCCCACAAAGGACTTGCAGTCCAGTGGGGTCTTTTTGGGTTCATCGGGAAAGATACGGGCGAGCTCACTGAGAAATTGACCCATCATCTCATCAAATGCTTTGAGGGTCGTCATTTTATAATAAAGAAATCACATCCTTAAGTTAAATTAGTAAGGTTGTTTGAGGACCGGACCCGAGTCACCCTGGCCCTGATGCACTATAAAAAATACCAAAAGTCCAACAAGAAATGCTGGCTTGAAATACTGAGAATTTTTAAGATTTCCTTCATTATTGATCTTTGAACGTGCAAATACGAAGGCGACTACGATCGCGGCTGCTATGACTGCCGCACCGAGCGGATCTCGGAAGTAATAATCCATCCTTTATACTGGCGGGGTTATTTTTTCAATCCGTAACGGAGCGTCTCTGAACAGGGACTCTCCCTCTGGTTCTGGGGCTGCGGCCGGTCCGACTGGAGTCACCCCGGGAACGCTCGGGGGCGTCAAGCTGTTGTTCACGGTCACCTGCGTGTGTTCACCCCCGGGAGTCTGAGCAAACTCCATATTTCCTGCGGGAGATTCATCGACCATATCAGGGACATCATCCTCCTCGGGCTCCTCGAGCTCCTCGTCCATATTCAGGTCACCGCCATCCATAGAAGGAAGATATGTGCTCAGAATTTCACCGGTCGGAACAAGGTCCTCAATAATGAGGACGATATTCTTATTAAAACGCTTGTTCAAATCTTCGATACGCTCGTGCTCTGGCTTGTTGTCGACTATAATGCTGGGCGAATCATACAGATCCTTGGCGCAGGCTTCGTAG